GGGTTCACGTAGACGGGCGTACCGTCGTACTGGGCCGGTAGCGCCGCCTCGATCGCTAGGCCCAGTTCGGCCAGGGCTTCGGTAGGTGTCACGCTAGGCCAGTCCGTAGGCTTTTTCGACGGCCTGGGTGACGTACTCGATCGCCGCCGTAGTCGCCGACTGTAGGGCGGCGTGCTTCTCGGGTGGTATCGACCCGGCGCCCAGGTTCAGTACTTCGGTGGCTACGTCGTTAGCGGTCGGCCATTCCTGCGACAGTTCGATAGGTACGCCTCGTAGGTCGGCTATCAGGTCTGGTAGTTCGGTGTCGATGCGGGATACGTAGACGCTACCCAGGTCGCCTTCAAGTACGCCTAGAGGCGCCTTCGTAATGAGCCACCAACGGGCGGCCCTGAGTAGGGCGGCCCGGTAGAGGCGGGCCGATGACGGCGGGTATACGGCGTCGTCGGTAGCGGCGGTCGATAGGTTCGTGACCTGATACGTCGTAGACCATACGCCCGCCGGTATGGCGTCGTCGGTCAGGAACGTACCCATATAGCCGGTAGCGACCAGGCGGTGAATAGGTGCCGTGCCATCGCCGTAATGGTCGTGGGCGTCGATGAGGTACCCTCCTGACGGGTCGTGTTCCTCATCGGCCCAGACCACTACGGGCCCGGCCTCGCTACGTCTGGTCGTGACTACCAGCGACACTATCTAACGCCTTCCTATCGCTACGCCTTGTAGGTGATTACGCCTGCCTCGATAACCGGTGCCGTGATAATGCCTCCCCATACGGCAACATCGACTCCGATGAGTGGCACGTTCGTTTGCTGTAGACGGTTGGGCCCAGAGTCGGCGGTCTTGAGTGACGCCGTATTGAACTGAACGGCGGCGCCGGTCGCCCGGTGCGGCATATGGAACACTCTGATACCGGCGAAATCGACCGACTCGGCGGTGAGTGAGGCGCTACCGTCTGCGTTCGTGGAACCCATGACGGACATTTGCCTACGGTCGGCGCCGTCCGTGAGTGACAGGAACTTGATCCAGTCGTCAGTCGGGAGGGCCAGGCGGTCGCCAGGTGCGCCGGTAGCGGCGTAGATAGCCTCCGACTGTTCGACGACATCGGCGACGAACGACCCGATAGTGGACAGGTCGAGCCCGGCGCCGGTAGCGGTACCCAGGGCCAGTACGGTCGATTCGATGACCGATTCCGACCAGTAGGCGTATGCCCGCAGGAGTGAATCGAACAGAACGGACAGGGCCGCCGGGTTCGACTGGGCGACCAGTTCAAGGGCGACGTTCTGGGCGCCCGCTCCGAACACAATGGGGAACGACTCGGTACCGATAATCATAGCCGTGCTAGAGGCTTCGGCCTTCTGCGTGTGGGTGCTGACGGTCGGCTGTTGGGTAACGACCGGGAGCGTGACCTGGGTACCCGCTGACGGGTAGGGGATACGCCCGGCGTTAGCGAACATCGGCCGCCGGCCGTCCAGACCATTGACCAGGCCGCCGGCCCAGTATGAATCGGGGACGATACCGGAGGCGTCGCCTGTGCCGCCGGTCGTGCCGGTCATATCGGCAAGGGCCCGTTTCTCTGTTTCGTCACCATTCGCCGCCATTACTTCGGATACGAACCAGTCGAGCGCCGTAGCGGTACGAACCTCGGCCGCCGGTTCGGTCGTAGCGGCCTCAAGGGTGCGGAGGCGGGCGTCAGTGTCGGCGGTACGTTCGACCATGACGGCCTCGATAGCGTCGGTCACGGCGTCGATCGTAAGGGCCGGTGTGGCCTCGGTCGTGTTCTCGGGCATTGAATCCTCCTGGGATCGTACGGACGTTACTAGTGCCGACTTGTAGGCCGGGCGGTGTGTGATTGATGTTTCGATGAGGTCTACCCGGCGGTGTTCGACTACATCGCCTGCGGTGAGTTTGCTATGGCGTGGTATGAAGCCGACTGATAGGCCGGTGAACACTCCATCGGCGGCTAGGACGAGTACTTCGTTTCCTCGTTCGGTACGGGATACTCGGAAGGCGGCCAGGGCGCCGCCGGGCGTGTCCTCGATCGTCAGGGCCTTGCCGATAGGTACGCCTTCGTGTTCGACCTTCAACACAACATCGCCCGGCGTCGTGTCGGCGAATGCGCCGGGTACGAATCGTTCACGGCCCTGGTTCGTTTCGATCGTTTCGCCGTAGGGCACTATGACGCCTTCGATTATGCGTTCGTCGGCGTCCCTGATATGCAGGCGGGCGGTGTGTTCGATCGTGTTCATACGGCGGCCTCCGGTGTCGGCGGGTTCGGGTCGGTCTGGCCGGTTATCGGCGGTAGCCCTTCGATGCGGCGTACTTCGTCAATAGTCAGGAATCCGGCGTCTAGCCCTACCTGGTGGGAGGCGTACCGGGCGGCCCGGTTTCCTCGGGTAATCTCGTCTGGGTTCAGTTGTACCCGGGTGCCGTGCGGCGTCAGTAGCGACCAGGCCCGCTCGATCCGGTGCATGAACGTCGGCTGTAGCGCCTGTCGCATCCAGCCAGCCATAAGGTCGCCGATGTTCGCATAGGTCGTGTTCGGCCCGGCGCTACCGGAGTAGCCCAGGAAGTAGGGCGGTACTCCCAGCATGTTCGCTACGTCGAGTAGGCCCGACTGATATACGGCGTCCCATTCTGACGACTGGGGTGTGAGCGGCAGCGGCTTGAACGTCATACCCGACGAGAGTACGGCGGTGAATCGTTCGCCCTTGTGTGCGGCGTCCCATTGTTCACGTAGCCGGGCGGCGTCGTCGCTAGAGAGCACGGCGGGGTGTTCGATGACGGCGCTAGGTATGGCGGCGTTCGTGAAGTAGTCGGCGGAGTAGGCCAGGTGGGCGGCGATACCGGCTAGGCGGGTCTGGGTAATCGGGCTACGGCCTACGGTCTGGTCTACGCCCATATCTAGGGCCAGGTGAATGATGCGGGGAAGGTCGGCGGCCTCCGACTTACGGCGGTGTCGTAGTTGTGAGTCCCGCCAGGTGTAGAGGCGGCGGGTACGGTCACTGTTCCATCGTACCTTTACGTCGGCTGGGTGCGCTACCCGCAGGTCGTTGTCCTTTATGACGTTGACTATCCAGTAGGCGTTTCCATGGTCGATGAGGGCCGCCATCGTGTCGGCCTTGAAGGCGTTACGGGTCTGGTCGGTGTTCGGTAGTTCGACGTACGGCGGATTCGGTTCGACCTGGGCTACGCCTCGCCAGGCGGCGGGCGGTAGTTGGGATACGGTATCGATCGTCATAGCCCGGGCTCGTACCAGGGCCGGTATCAGGGCCAGGTAGTAGTCGGGCCCGTAGACCATCGCCTGTAACAGTTCAGGCGTGTAGACCATCGACTCGTGCCGGGTGTCGGTACGGTCGATGTTCAATAGTCGGTCTAGGCGGGCTCCCATTGAACGGGAGGATACCGGCGGGCCGGGCTCGTCGTCAAATATCAGAGTATGACGATTTCGGGCGCCGGGTCTTTCTCTAGTTGCAGGGTGACGTAGAGGGCCAGGGTTGCGGCGACCAGAGGCGATACGTCATTGATCGAGCGCTTACGGGCCCAGTACCAGAGGTCGCCGTAGGTCGCTTTTCGGGCGCCTGCTACGGCGGCGTCTAGTTCCTCATCGTGACCGTGTGATAGCGTCCCGGCCCGTAGCCGGTCGTATACGATTCCGCAAGCCCCGCCTACTTCCCTGGCATTCAGTTTCCATAGCGGCGTGCCGGTCATCTCGGCTAGGCGTTCGACTTCTGGGACTATCGACTGGGCCGGGCCCTTAGCGTCGATCGCCAGGGCGGCGGGCTTGTAGAGGGTAATCAGTTCGGCAAGGCGGCCCGGTAGTTCGTTCGTGACCGACCCGGCCCGGTACGTGACCTGGGACATATGCGGCGTGCCGTCTGGGCGTATGAAGGCGGCGGATATGGCGCCTGATTCGGGCCCGGCTGACATATCGACTGCCAGGGTCAGGGTTCGGTCGCCTACGGCGGGCATGGCGTTGCGGTCGGTCGTATGCTCCCACCAGTCGGTCGCTATGACGGCGACCGAACTGCTAACGGTCTTGTTCGTGTAGGCCCGTATGAACTCCTCGGGCGGTAGCGTCTGGGCCGCTGACCTGATAGCCGATATGTCGATCGTATGGCCTAGCGCCGGGTGGGTCGCCTCCCAGGTCGCCTCGTCGAACGGGTCTAGGTCGGTGCCGTCTATTCCCCACTCAAAGTAGGCAACATTCGCCTTCGCCTGGCCGAGTTGTTCACGGCCCAGTTTTCGGAACATATCGAGTACCAGACTGTCGTGAGTACCGGCGGTCGAAACTACCCACAACTGTCGGTCCTTGAAGGTCGCCTGGGAGGGCGTCAGGGCTTGTAGTACGTGCTGCTCGATCGTCCACGATTCATCAAGTATGACGAGCGGGTAGCGGCCGCCGTGGCCGCCCTTAGCGTTCGGCGCCACTACCGACAGCCTCGACCCGTTCGCCCATTGGACTCGTTCAGACCCGGCCGCCCGGTATACCCTTACCGTCATCGGCCCGCCGTTCGATTCGGCGCTACCGACGAACTCGCCGAATAGGCCGCCCGGCCCCAGGTGATCAGGCGTACGGGTTGACTCCCTGACCGGCAGCGTATCGCCGAACTCGAACACTCGATCGGCGGCGTCCTTCCTCGACTGGGCCGTATAGGCGATATGGGTACCCGGCGCCTTCTCGGCCCGCCATCCCGCTAGGGCCTGAACCATTGTGGTCTTACCCGACTGTCTCGGAACGGTGACGACTACCGTATCGTAGAAGTAGGAACCATCGGCCCGTACTTCTAGGGCGGTGTCGGCGACCTGGGCCTGCCAGGGCATCAACTCGACGCCCAGTACCCGGCGTGCATACTCGGCCATCTCGACACCGTGGGATCGGCGGTTACTACGCCTACCTGTGGCGAACCTGGGCAGTCCCGGTTTCATTCAATCATTCCCAGAGTATCGGGGTCAGAAATAATGGC